ATGGCACAAATACCCACCCCCCCCGAGGCGGCCGATCGCTCGTCGATCCTGGCCGTTGCCCATAAATCCTTTTGGCGCGCTGCGACGTATCTCGATCAGCAAATTGACCAGGCGCACCGGTCCGATCCCGGTGATTGCCCGCTGATCACGCGCCAGATTCTGGATTTCGACAAAAACCTGACTTCGGTGCTCGACAAGATTGCAAGGGTCGAAGCCGAACGGAACAAAGACAAAGGTGACCAAAATGGCGTACAGCTCGACCTCGACCATGCGCGCGAAGACGTACAACTCCGCCTGGCTCTGCTCGCAGAGCATATCGGTCAGGACGAAGTTTCTGGATGAGCTGATGGAACAGGCCCCCAAGACATTGGGGGCCTTGCCCTACCTTTTCGATTTCTGGGCGATGGATCACCAGATCCCGCCCGAAGGGGATTGGAAAAGCTGGGTGATCCTTGGCGGGCGCGGCGCGGGCAAGACCCGCGCCGGGGCCGAATGGGTGCGCACAATGGTCGAAGGGTCGACGCCGCTGGCCAAGGGGCGTGCGCGCCGCGTGGCGCTGGTCAACGAAACGCTGGATCAGGCGCGCGACGTCATGATCTTTGGCGAAAGTGGCATTCTGGCCTGTTCGCCCCCCGACCGTCGCCCCGAATGGCAGGCCACGCGCAAACGGCTGGTCTGGCCCAACGGGGCCGAGGCGCGCATTTTTTCCGCCAGCGATCCCGAGGCCCTGCGCGGCCCGCAGTTTGACGCGGCCTGGGTGGACGAACTGGCCAAATGGAAAAAGGCCGATGACACCTGGGACATGCTGCAATTCGCCCTGCGTCTGGGCGATGCGCCGCAGCAGGTCATCACCACGACGCCGCGCCCTCAGCCGCTGCTCAAGCGGGTGCTGAACCTGCCGAGCACGGTGATGACTCACGCCCCAACCCACGCCAATGCGGCCAATCTGGCCCCCAGTTTCCTGGCCGAGGTCGAAGCGCGCTATGCGGGAACCCAGCTGGGCAAGCAGGAACTGGAGGGCATGTTGACCGATGAGATCGAGGGCGCTTTCTGGGCCCCGGCCGACCTGGACGCGATCCGCATCGATGCCGCCCCTGCGCTGGATCGGATCGTGGTTGCGGTCGATCCGCCAGTCACTGGACATGAGCGTTCGGATGCCTGCGGGATCGTCGTGGTCGGGGCGCAGCTGCCCGACGACAGGGGCGACTGGCGCGCGGTGGTGCTTGAAGATGCCACGGTGGAATCGGCCAGCCCGCTGAGCTGGGCGCAGGCCGCGGTGGACGCCGCCCGGCGCCACAACGCCGATCGTATCGTCGCCGAGGTGAACCAGGGCGGCGCGCTGGTCGAACAGATGATCCGCCAGATCGACCCGCTGGCCAGCTATACCGCGGTGCGCGCGCACAAGGGCAAGGCCGCGCGGGCCGAACCGGTGGCCGGGCTCTATGAACAGGGCAAGGTGCGCCATCTGCGCTCGCTTGAGAAACTGGAAGAACAGATGTGCCAGATGACCCGCGCGGGTTTTGAAGGCAAGGGCAGCCCGGACCGGGTCGATGCGTTGGTCTGGGCGATCACCGATTTGCTTCTCAATCGGGCGCAGGGCAACGGCCCGCGTATCCGCACCGCCTGAGGCGGCCCATCACACCACCAAAGGCCCCGCCCGAACAGGCGGGGCTTTTTGCTTTGTTCGCATGGGTTTGTGCCCACGCAACGCGCGGTGGTCTAAAGCGGCTTTAAGCCTTTGCGGCTATACCTGTTTTTACGCCACGCAGGCCACCGGCTTTCCGCGGCACACCCATGAGACCGAGACAGAATTTTGCCCTCTGCCCGCAGTTTTGCGTTCGGCGGAGCGGCCCGCCCGGGCGGATCCCGGGTTTGAACGATGGCACGAAGGAGCTCTTGAACAATGGTATTCGACTTCCTGCGACGCGGTGACAGTGCCCCGGCCGAGACCAAGGCGTCGGCGACCGGCCCCGTGATCGCCTATGCCAATTCGGGCCGCGTCGCCTGGAGCCCGCGCGACACCGTCAGCCTGACCCGCACCGGTTTTGCCGGCAACCCGGTTGGCTTTCGCTCGGTCAAGTTGATCGCCGAAGCCGCTGCCGCCCTGCCGCTGGTGTTGCAGAACGCCGAAACCCGGTTCGACGTGCACCCGCTGGTCAGCCTGATCGCCCGTCCGAACCCGATGCAGGGCCGCGCCGAGTTGATGGAATCGCTCTATGGCCAGATTCTGCTGTCGGGCAATGGATATGTCGAAGCCGTGGCCGATGACGCCGGCGCGCTGCGCGAGTTGCATGTGCTGCGCTCGGACCGCATGGCGGTGGTGCCCGGCGCTGATGGCTGGCCCGTCGCCTATGACTATTCGGTCGGCAATCGCAAACACCGTTTTGCCCTGGTCGAAGGGATGCCCTCGCCAATCTGTCACCTCAAGGCGTTCCACCCCCAGGACGATCACTATGGTCTGTCGCCGATGCAGGCCGCAGCCAGCGCGATTGACGTGCACAACAGCGCCAGCCGCTGGTCCAAGGCGCTGCTGGACAATGCTGCACGGCCCTCGGGCGCGATCGTCTATCAGGGCTCTGACGGGGCAGGGACGCTGACCCCCGATCAATACGACCGCCTGCTGGCGGAAATGGAAACCTCGCATATGGGCGCGCGCAATGCAGGCCGCCCGATGCTGCTGGAGGGCGGATTGGATTGGAAGCCGATGGGGTTCAGCCCGTCAGACATGGAATTCCAGAAAACCAAGGATGCCGCCGCCCGCGAAATCGCGCTGGCCTTCGGCGTGCCGCCGATGCTGCTGGGGATCCAGGGCGATGCGACCTACGCCAACTACCAAGAGGCCAACCGCGCCTTTTACCGGCTGACCGTATTGCCGCTGGTGTCCAAGCTGACCGGGGCGTTGGGACACTGGCTGTCCGAACACATCGGCGAAGAAATGACGCTGAAACCCGATCTGGACCAGGTGCCGGCGCTGGCAGCCGAACGCGACGCGCATTGGGCGCGGGTGGCGGGCGCCGATTTTCTGAGCGTCGGTGAAAAGCGGGCCATGCTGGGCCTGCCGCCGTTGTCAGAGGATGAAGATGCGGATGAAAGGGACTGATATGCCTGATATTTTAGACACCGGGCTTGAGCATAAGTTCGCCCGTCTGGGCGACGAGCTGACCGTGACCGACGGGGTGCTGATCGATGGCTATGCCAGTCTGTTCGGCCGCGTCGATCAGGGCGGTGACATCGTCAAAGCGGGGGCGTATGGCGCGTCGCTGAAACGGCTGGCGACGGGTGGGCGGCAGGTCAAGATGCTCTGGCAGCATGACCCGGCCCAGCCGATCGGGATCTGGGACGAGGTGCGCGAGGACGCGCGCGGTCTCTATGTCAAAGGGCGCCTTCTGACCGAAGTCGAGAAGGGCCGCGAAGCGGCGGCGCTGATTGCGGCGGGGGCGATTGACGGGCTGTCGATCGGCTATCGCACCAAGCGCGCCGAAAAGGATGGCAAGGGCCGGCGGCTCTTGTCCGAGCTGGAGCTTTGGGAAGTGTCGCTGGTGACTTTTCCGATGCTTCCTGATGCGCGCCTTGGCCAGCAGCAAAAGGGCGACACGCCCGAGTTTGCGGGCGAATGGATGCGTGATCTGGCGGCGGCCTTGCGGGGCGCCTCTGACCAGCTGGCCCAGGACGACACCTGAGCTGGCGACCTGACCTCAAACAGCAGGATCAATCAATGAGCAATACCGAGACAAAGGCTCGGGTCGCCACGGGCATGTCCGATGCGGCCCAGGGTCCGGCAGCCGAGCTGAAAGGCGCGCTTGCCGGATTCGTCAACGACCTCAGGGCCTTCAAGGCCGAAGTGAAATCAGAAATCCAAAACCAGGAAGAGCGACTGACCATGCTTGATCGTAAGTCTTACACCCCCGGCCGTCCGGCCCTTGCCACCAGCGCCGACGTTGAGGCGCCGCATCAGAAAGCGTTCGAAGCTTATGTGCGCAGCGGCGACGATGACGGCCTGCGCGGCCTTGACCTTGACGGCAAGTCGATGGCGACATCCGTGAACGGCGATGGCGGCTATCTGGTCGACCAGCAGACCGCCGAAACGGTCAAGTCGGTCCTGAAATCCACCGCGTCGATCCGCCAGATCGCCAATGTGGTGAATGTCGAAGCGACCTCGTATGACGTGCTGATCGACAGCACCGACGTGGGCGCGGGCTGGGTGAACGAATCCGGCGCACTGGCCGAAACCGACACCCCGACGATCGAACGCATTTCGATCCCGCTCTACGAACTGTCGGCCCTGCCCAAGGCCAGCCAGCGCCTGCTGGACGACAGCGCGTTCGACATCGAAAGCTGGCTTGCAGGGCGCATCGCGGACAAGTTCTCGCGGTCCGAAGCCTCGGCCTTTATCAACGGTGACGGCGTCGACAAGCCCAAGGGCATCCTGTTCCACGCGCAGGTCGCCAATGACAACTGGTCCTGGGGATCGCTGGGCTATGTTGCCACGGGCACCGATGGCGGGTTTGACGGTGCATCGCCCGCCGACGCGATTGTCGAACTGGTCTATGCCCTGGGCGCCCAGTATCGCGCCAACGGCACGTTCGTGATGAATTCGAAAACCGCAGGCGCCGTGCGCAAGCTGAAAGACGCCGACGGCCGCTTCTTGTGGTCCGACGGTCTGGCCGCGGGTGAACCTGCGCGCCTGATGGGCTATCCGGTGCTGGTTGCCGAAGACATGCCCGACATCGCATCGGACGCTGCCGCGATCGCCTTTGGTGATTTCGCTGCCGGCTACACCGTGGCCGAGCGCCCCGACCTGCGCATCCTGCGCGATCCCTTCAGCGCCAAGCCGCACGTCCTGTTCTACGCCACCAAGCGCGTGGGCGGCGACGTCAGCGACTTTGCAGCGATCAAGCTGCTGAAATTCTCGGTCGCCTAAGCGCGCCGAGATAACCCGCCCGACCCGTGTCTGCGGACCGGGAAGGGCGGGGATGGGTGCGCGCCGCTCGGGCTTTGGTCCGTCCTCGCGTTTCTAGCTGCTCCCCCTCCGTCTGAGTGCGCGGGAGGTGTGCACCCATCTTCCCGACGGAGGGAGCTGGAGCTTGGAGAAGACTGATGATGTTGATCGAGCAGACCACAGTGCCCAGCACGGCGCTACCGGTCGCCCAATTCAAAGATCACCTGCGCCTGGGGACAGGGTTTGCCGATGACGGCGTACAGGATGCGGTGCTCGAGACATACCTGCGCGCGGCTCTGTCCGCCATCGAGGCGCGCACGGGCAAGATCCTGCTAGAGCGCGACTTTGCCTGGTCCCTGACGGCCTGGCGTGATCTGGGCGCCCAGGTGCTGCCCGTGGCCCCGGTCAGCGCGATCACGGCGCTGAAAATCACTGACCGGCTGGGCGTTGAAACCACGATTGATACCGCCCGCTATCGGCTGGACCCTGACACCCACCGCCCGCGCCTGGTCGCCACGTCGCTGGTGTTGCCGACGATCCCCGTGGCGGGCAGCGCCGAGATCGACTTTACCGCCGGGTACGGCCCTGCGTGGTCGGACATTCCTGCCGATCTGGGGCAGGCGGCCTTTTTGCTCAGCGCGCATTATTACGATCATCGCAGCGAAACCGGCATCGATGCGCAGGCGGTCCCGTTTGGGGTGAATGCGCTGCTGGAACGCTATCGCCAGGTGCGTCTGTTCGGGGGGCGGGGCTGATGGGTGGCGTGCACCTGACCCGCAAGCTGACGCTGGAAGAGGCCAGCCGCGCACCCGACGGCGCGGGCGGATATTCCGAGGCATGGACCCAGCTTGGCACGCTGTGGGCGGATGTGCGGGCCGGATCGGGCAGCGAGGCGGCGCAGGATTTCCTGATGGTGTCGCGGGTGCCATTCCGCGTGATCGTGCGCGCCGCGCCCCATGGCGCGCCCTCGCGGCCCAAGCCCGAACAGCGCTTTCGCGACGGCGCGCGTGTCATGCGCATCGTGTCGGTCGCCGAACACGATACGGGCGGGCGTTATTTGGTGTGCCGCGCCATCGAAGAGGAGGTTTCAGGATGAGTTACGGTGTCGCCGCCGCCCTGCAATCGGGCGTCTATTCTGCGCTGTCGGCTGACAGCGCCCTGGCCGCCCTGGTCGGGACAAACATCTTTGATGCCGCGCCCACGGGCACGGTGCCAGCGCTCTATGTCAGCCTCGGCCCCGAGGACGTGACAGACCGTTCCGACAAGGACGGCAGCGGGGCCAACCACGATTTCACCGTGTCCGTCGTAACCGACGCGGCCGGTTTCCAGACCGCCAAAGAGGTCGCCGCGGCTGTGTCCGACGTGCTGACCGGCGCGGCGCTGACGCTGACGCGCGGCACCTGCGTGGGGATCTGGTTCATGAATGCCAAGGCGCGGCGGGTCAAGGATGGCGCATCGCGCCGGATCGACCTGCGCTTTCGCGCCTATGTGACCGACAACTGATTAACCAAAGGACCAAGCACATGGCTGCTCAAAACGGCAAAGACCTTCTGATCAAGCTGGACATGACCGGCGCGGGATCGTTCGACACCATCGCAGGGCTGCGCGCCACGCGGATTTCCTTCAACGCGGAAAGCGTTGATGTGACCTCTCTGTAAAGCCAGGGCGGCTGGCGCGAGTTGCTGGGCGGCGCGGGCGTGAAAAGTGCGAATATCTCGGGCTCGGGCGTATTCAAGGACGCGACGACAGATGAACGCGCGCGCCAGATCTTCTTTGATGGCGAAGTGCCCAATTTCCAGGTGATCATCCCCGATTTCGGCGTCGTCGAAGGCCCGTTCATGATCACGGCGGTTGAATACGCCGGATCGCACAGCGGCGAGGCAACGTATGATCTGTCGATGGCGTCGGCCGGTGCGCTGACCTTTACGGCGTTGTGATCCATGGCGAACCCCTACGCAGGTGAAGTGGCGCTGGTGCTGGATGGCAAACGCCATGTGCTCAAGCTGACACTGGGCGCGCTGGCCGAGCTGGAAGCGACCTTGCGCGCCGACACTCTGGTGGCGCTGGTCGAACGCTACGAAAGCGGCGCCTATTCCACCCGCGACATGCTGGCGCTGATCGTGGCGGGCTTGCGCGGGGGGGGATGGGACGGCGACGCGGCCGATCTGTTGGCCGCCGACATTGAAGGTGGCCCGCTGGAAGCGGCGCGCGTTGCGGGCGCGCTTCTGGCCAGCGCCTTCACGGTGCCCGCATGAGCGGCGCGCAGGGGTTCGACTGGCCCGCCCTGATGCGGGCCGGGTTTCGCGGGCTGGGCCTGCGCCCCGACGAATTCTGGCGGCTCACCCCGGCAGAACTGTTGATGATGCTCGGCCAGGGCGCGACCAGCGCCCCGATGGGCCGAACCCGGCTTGAAGAGCTTGCGGCGGCCTTTCCCGACGCGAGCGAGACGAAAGGAAGCGACAAATGGACAGCCTGAACGGTCTGGACAGTTTTGACGACAAGGTCGAAGCGCTTGAAAACGCCATGGGCGGCGCGCAGGCCATGACCGCGGCCTTTGACCAGGAATTGCGGCGCATGCAGTCGACCATTGCCGACACAGGGCGCGAGGTCGCCGTCCTGGATCGCGGCATTTCAAACGGGCTCAAACGCGCGATTGACGGGCTGGTGCTGGATGGCGACACGCTGGCCGGGGCGCTGCGCGGGGTGGGCCAGTCGATGCTGGATGCCGCCTATAACGCGGCCGTCAAACCGGTCGCGGGCCAGTTCGGCAAGATCCTGGCCGGCGGGGTCGAAGGCATCATCCAGGGCGCGCTGCCCTTTGCGAACGGCGGCGCCTTTACGCAAGGGCGCGTCATGCCCTTTGCCAATGGCGGGATCGTCAACAGTCCCACCCATTTTCCCATGCGCGGCGGCACGGGCCTGATGGGCGAAGCCGGACCAGAAGCGATCATGCCACTGACCCGCGGCGCGAACGGCAAGCTTGGCGTGCGCGCGGACGGCGGCGGCGGGGCGGTCAACGTGACGTTCAACGTTTCGACCCCCGATGTCGAAGGCTTCCGCCGCAGCCAATCGCAGATCGCAGCGCAAATGGCCCGTGTGATGGGCCGCGGCCAGCGCAACCGCTGACATAACGACCACGCACGGAGGGCCCGACATGACATTCCACGACATCAGATTTCCCGCCAACCTCAGCTTCGGCTCGGTCGGCGGCCCCGAACGGCGCACTGAAATCGTGACGCTGGCCAACGGGTTCGAAGAACGCAACACGCCCTGGGCCCATTCGCGGCGCCGCTATGACGCGGGGCTGGGCATGCGCTCGCTCGAAGATATCGAGGCGCTGATCGCGTTTTTCGAAGCCCGCCAGGGCCAGGTCAACGGATTCCGCTGGAAGGACTGGTCGGATTACAAAAGCTGCCGCGCCGGCGCGGCGGTGTCCCATGACGATCAGATCATCGGCGTGGGCAACGGCGAGGCGACGCAGTTCCAGCTGGTCAAGACCTATGCCTCGGGCGAGGCGCGCTATGAGCGCCCCATCAAGAAACCCGTCAGCGGCACCGTGCTGGTGGCCGTCGATGGCGCGCAGGTGTTCGAGGCGGTCGACTGGTCGGTTGACCTGAGCACAGGCGTGATCACCTTTTTCAACCCGCCCGGCGACGGCGCGCAGATCACCGCCGGGTTCGAATTCGACGTGCCGGTGCGCTTTGACACCGACCGGATCGCCACGTCTGTCGCGTCGTTCCAGGCCGGCGAAGTGCCCAGCGTGCCCGTGGTCGAGGTGCGGGTCTGATGGCTATGATCGATACTCTTCAGGCACATATGGCCTCGGGGCTGGCAACGACATGCCGGTGCTGGGCCGTGACACGCAGCGACGGGGTAGTGCACGGGTTCACTGACCACGACATGGATCTCAGCTTTGACGGCGTGACCTTCCGGGCCGACACCGGGCTGACGGCGCAGGCGCTGGAACAATCGACCGGCCTGTCGGTGGACAACACCGAAGCGATCGGCGCGCTGTCATCCGTGTCGATCAGCGAAGCGGACATTCGCGCCGGCCGCTACGACGGGGCCGAGGTGCGCGCCTGGCTGGTGAACTGGGCCGATCTGGGCCAGCGCATCGAACAGTTTCGCGGCACGATTGGCGAAATCGTGCGCAAGGGCCCGGCATTTCAGGCTGAATTGCGCGGTCTGGCCGAAGTGCTGAACACGCCGCAGGGGCGGATCTATCAAAAGCCCTGCGCCGCCGTTCTGGGCGATGCACGTTGCGGGTTTGACACCGATCAGATCGGCTATTTTGCCGAAATCGCCGTGGATGCGGTGCAAGAGGATCGTATTTTGACCTTTTCGGAGTCGGACGGGTTCGATGATCGCTGGTTCGAGCGCGGCGCGCTGATCGTCCAGACCGGCGCGGCGGCCGGGCTGCGCGGCGCGATCAAGAATGACCGCGCGCAAGGCACAACACGCCAGGTCGAGCTATGGGAAAGCCTGCGCGCCACCCTGGCGCCCGGAGATCGCGTGAAACTGGTGGCGGGCTGCGACAAGCGCGCCGAAACATGCCGGCTGAAATTCAACAACTTCGAGAATTTTCAGGGGTTCCCTCATATCCCCGGCGAAGACTGGCTGATGGCCGTTCCGCGCCGCGACGGTGTGAACGACGGCGGGAGCCTTGATCAATGAACGTCATTGTCACAGCGGCGCGCGGCTGGATCGGCACGCCCTATATCCACCAGATGAGCTGCAAGGGCGCGGGCTGTGATTGCCTGGGCCTGATCCGCGGCATCTGGCGCCAGATTCACGGCGCCGAACCCACGGCGGTGCCCGCCTATACCCCCGACTGGTCCGAGCCGCAGGGCGACGAGGCGCTCTGGCGCGCCGCGGCCACCCATCTGCGCGAAAAGCCAGTGGCGCAGCGCGCGCCGGGCGACGTGATCCTGTTTCGCATGACGCGCGGCGCAGTGGCCAAACATCTGGGCGTGGTGGGGCAAATCGCCCCGCAGCCCACTTTCATTCACGCCTATAGCGGGCACGGGGTGGTCGAAAGCCCCCTGTCGGCCCCTTGGGCGCGCCGCATTGCGGCCTGTTTCGCATTCCCCACCCAGGAGGTCTGA